CGTGGACGATCAGCGGCGCGACGCGAAGGAAATCGACTTCTCCCTTGGCGCAGCGAAAATGATGGGCGATTACGGGCTCAAGATTGACGAGCAAGAAATTAACCGGGCGTTGGTGACCAACGAGGCTGCCACCGGGCTTGCGGATCATGTAAATTCCCAGGTGGACCGCCAGGAAGACCGGCAGGACGCCAAGGAAACGTCCGAGGCGGATCGCGCTGAGCGGGCCGCGCAGCAGAAGGCAAAGGCGGAATGAGCGATTTCATGATTTCGGGGCGGGCGACCCCGTTCCAACCTCGGGGCGTTGCCTTGCGGCAGCAGGCACAGAATGCACAGGCTGCCACAGGTCAGCGTATTATACCCCGGGTAGAGCGGGAAATCGCTCAGCACGCCGCTGGGCTACTTGTTAGCGAAGCTTTCATGTCCGTTGTCGGTGCGTTAATTGATAACGCACGCCAGAGCTTCGAAAATTCCCCATACGGAAAAGGTGGGGATGATACCCGTGCAATGGCCCATGCTCGAATTGCCGCGTGCAATGAGATCCTTGTGCAATTGCACGCGATGGCCGATGACGCCAAGATCTATGACCGGATCGAAGTGGAACAGGCCGAGCACGATTGACATTCTGACACGAGAGGCTAGAAACCATGTCTGACGCAATTGCACCTGCCAACCCGGCCGTAAATCACACGCAAGGCGTGGAACGGATCGGGAGCGATGCGACCGGCACCGAGAGTGCGGCCGAGAGCTTCACCAAGTTCCTTGAGGACGAAGAGAAGCCCGACCCGCAGTCCCGCCCGGTCCGACGCGCCAACGCTGAGAAGCGGGAGCGCAAGGCCGAGGGCGACGGTGACGGAACGGCCGGAGACGGCCAGGGCCGCGAGCGCCAACCCGAAGGGGAGCGCGGCGAGCGCCGCCAGGAAGGGGAGCCCGAGGCCGATGAGCCCGATCCGCTTCACGATGACGTTCTCGACGGCGATGCGCCCGAGAGCGACACCCCCGATGATGACACCGACGAACCGGAGGGTGACGAGCCCGAAGGGGATGACGAGCTTGACGACGCGGACGAAGACCCCGAGCACGAGGTCATCGTAAACGGCGAAAAGCAGTCGGTGAAACAGTCGGAATTGCTGGCGAGCTATTCCCGCGAAGCCGATTACCGCCAAAAGACCGAAGTCCTGGCGCGAGACGTGGAGCAAATCCACGAATTCGCGGGTGCCCTTAACGAGCGGCGCGGACATGCGGATAATCTGGTGCAGATGGCCGAGGATTTAATTACCTCGCTCATCCCCACGGATGCGGAATGGGCTGCCCTAAAAAAGAATAACCCGCAGGCATTTATCGACGCACAGGAGCAGTGGCAGGGCTTCATCGGCAAGGCCAACGAGATCAAGGCCAAGCGTGACGAGGCGAACGGCCACAAAACCGAGGAACAGACGGCAGAATACACGAGGTATGTCAGGGAAGAAAATCGGAAGCTGTTCGATAAGCTTCCGCAGCTCCGGAATAAAAAGGTTCAGGAGCAATTCTCTGCCAAGATTTTCGCTTACGGCAAAAAGATGGGGTACACGCCGGACGAATTGGCAAAGGGCCTCATCAATCACCGGGATATCCAGACGGCCTACTTTGCGGCCCGGTATCTGGAAATTCAGGAGAGCCGGAAGGCGAATTCCAAGAAGGCGGCCACAAAGGGGCCGCGGCAGTCCGAGGGCAATTCAGCACCGCGGACCCCGCAATCCCAGAAGGGCCGTGACACTTCCCGGCGAGCCAATCGCCAGCGTGAGGCAGATCGGGAATTGCAGCGCACGGGATCGCAACAGAGTGCTCACAAAGCATTTGCGGCGATGTTTCAGGATTAACTAGGAGCGGGAAAATGGCGAAGGTCCGGAACGCGTACACTACCTATCAGGCAGTCGGAAACCGGGAAGATCTCTCCGACCGGATTTACAATATCGACCCGTTCGATACTCCGATCATGTCCATGATGGGCCGTCGAAATGTCACGAACCGGACCTTCGACTGGCAGACCGAAAATCTCATGCCTCCGAACGGCGACAACGCCCGACAGGAAGGTTTCGAGCTGGACCGGTCGCCCGGCAAAGCCAGCGTGCGGCTGCACAACGTCTGCCAGATCTCGGAGAAGGACGCGACGGTTGCGGGCTCCCAGGAGAGTGCCAACGCCGCCGGCCGCCCGTCCGAAATGGGTGCGCAGATGGCGAACCGCTCGAAAGAGCTGAAAATCGACATGGAGATTATCGCGACCGGCACCCAGGCCGCGAATTACGGCGACGACGCCGCGACCCCGACCCCGCGCCGGACCCGCGGACTGGTGCATTGGCTGCGCACCAACGTATTCGTGCCGGTCAAGAACGGCTCGCCCGTGATCGCGCTCCCGGCCACCGAGACCACGCCGTACCCGGTCATCAGCTCGGCGGATTTCGTGGAATTCACCGAGGGCACGTTGCAGCGCATGTTGCAGCAGGGCTGGTCGAAGGGCGCCCGCCCGAAGGCCCTGGTGATGGGCCCGGTGCTCAAGGCCACCATGTCCACGTTCAAGGGCCGCGAAAGCACTCAGGTGCTGATCGGCCGTACCGAAGTCTCGGCCGTGGTGGACGTGTATGCGTCCGATTGGGGACGGATCAAGGCGTTGCCGTCTCGTTGGATGGACCCGAACACCGTGCTCGGGCTCGATCCGGCCTACATGGCGATGGCCTATTACCGGACGCTCCGGTCCGTGGATATCGCCACTATCGGTGACGCCAAGACGAAGATGATCCTGGCCGAGTGGGGTATCGAGATGCGCAATGAGGCGGCCCACGTCGCCCTGATCGGCGCGAAGGGCAACCCCCAGGTTTCGGATACCACGATCATCAGCGCGGCCTGACAGCCTCTAGGGCTTGCGTGGTGAGGGGTTGGGGGTGCCTTATGGGTGCCCCCTTCCTTCTGTCAGGGACACGGATCATGGGCACTCAGCTTCTCGACCACCGCGGAAATCTGCTGATCGCACAGCATGAGGACCGAAACCATTCCAGCACGCACGACCGGATCGTCGTCGCATCCGAAATGGAATGCGAACAGCTCATTCGCGAAAATCGCGCGCTTCGTGACAATCAGACCGGCAAAGAGGAATTTCGCCTTGTGGCGCGGTTCCCGGCCCCCATGGTCGAAAAAGCCATGCTGGAAGGCTGGCTGGACGATGACAAAAAGTGGGGTGAGCTGATTAACGACCCTCAATATCGCGATTTCCGCGTGGCAGAAGGCACTTACTGATGAATAAGGGCGAGCTGAAAGCCGCGGTGCTCGACGTGCTCGTCCGTCAGGATTTGAGCGGAAAGCCTATCGTTGACACGTGGGTCACGGCGGCCACGAACCGGCTCAACGAAGAATTACTGGTCAACGAAATGCTGACTCGCGTTACGAGCACGGTGACAGACCGGTCGATGAAATTCCCGCCCGATTTCATTTCGGTGAAGTCGATGCGGATTTCGGGCGGGGATTTTGGCCCGATCCGCGGCACGCTGGCCTACCAGCCGCCGGACGAGATCGAAAACATCATGGCCGACTGGTGCCACGATTACCCCGGGTATTACACAACCTATGGCCGCGAATTCGAGTTGGCTCCGTACCGCGCAGGCAGCACACTCAACGTGGATCTTTGGTATTACGGGGAGATTTTCACCCCGATTGCCGACACCGACACCAACGTCATTCTGACAAAATACCCGCAGCTCTACATCAATTTCACGGCTTCATACGGGCATAAATATTTGCTCGAAATGAACGAGGCCACGTCACGTGAGGCAGATGCGATAGCTGAAATGCAACGCCTCATGCAACGGAAAGAGGCCGAGAAATACGGGGACGGGCCCCTGATCGTGCGGCCCACGCGACGGATCGGCGGGAGATTTTCATAATGGCTGATGATGATGATCTGTGGCGCCTCCGTCCGGGCGAAGGCAACGGGGTGCTCACCGGAGCCCAGGGCCCGCAGGGGGCGACTGGGGCTCAGGGTTCGCAGGGTATTCCGGGGCCGAAGGGTGATACCGGGTCGACCGGGCTCACCGGATTGACAGGAGCCACCGGCTTGACAGGCGGGCAGGGGCCACAGGGCATTCAGGGCCCCATGGGGCCACAGGGGGCCGGTGTCTCGATCAAGGGCTCTCGGGCCACGCCAAGCGATCTACCGACCATGGGCAACGTGGCTGGTGACACGTACATCATGACGACTAGCGGCAGCGGCTTCGCGGCTGGTGATGGCTACGCCTATGTCGGGTCTACGTTTCAGAATGTCGGGCAGATCCGTGGCCCGGCGGGGGCCAACGGGGCACAAGGTCCGGCGGGGGCAATGGGTGCGGCCGGCGCAACTGGCGCAAAGGGGGATAAGGGGGATACCGGATTGCAAGGTCCGGCAGGGGCCCAAGGTGCTGCCGGCTCGATTGGTCCGAAGGGAGATCCCGGTCCGGCGGGGGCAAATGGCACGAATGGCACGAATGGTGTCGATGCGATGGCCCCCGCAGGCGGGATCATGCATTTTGCTATGGCTTCGCCCCCGACCGGATGGCTGAAAGCGAACGGGGCATCTCTTTCGCGCGCGGCATACCCGGCGCTTTTTGCAGCGGTAGGAACCACTTTTGGATCCGCCGACGCGAATTCGTTCAATCTGCCCGATTTACGCGGTGAATTCTTGCGAGGGTTTGACGATGGGCGAGGTGCGGACGCAAGTCGAGTATTTGGCACTTTACAACAAGATTTATTACGAGACCACTTACATTTCTTTGCAGTGACGGGCACTGCGGGCGGCGGAAATGCGCAATATGCCCCTGTACCAGGGTCCGGAACGAATTTTAGCACCAGTGGGGTAAATTCTGGTGGAGGGGTGGAAACCCGTCCTCGCAACATCGCGCTTCTAGCGTGCATTAAATACTAGGAGCGTGTGATGGCCGATAGTTTTACCGCAAAATTTAATTTCACGCTCCCCGAAGTCGGCGGGTCTCGGGATAGCTGGGGCACCAAAGACAATGCGAATTGGACGGCGCTCGACGCCGCCCTCGATAAGATCCGCTCGGACACCGCAGCGGCCGTCGCCGCAATCAAGGCAGTACCCCCGGGCACAATTGCGTGGTTCGGGCGCTCCAGCGTGCCGGACGGTTGGCTGCGCTGCAACGGTGCTACGGTGTCACGCACGGCGTATGCAGATCTTTTCAACGCGATCGGTGGGTATTTCGGCGCCCCCGACGCAAATACTTTCAGCCTTCCCGATCTTCGTGGCGTTTTTGTCAGAGGGCTTGACGAGGGCCGCGGGTATGACGGCGGGCGGGGCCTGGGGCCTGGAATTCAGGGATCCCAAAACCTGTCGCACGCGCACGGTTTGACAGGTGGCGGTTACGTGTTCCAGCTTTACGGTTCGGGGCCAAATATTACCTTGGCACAAGGCAATGAGGCCCCGAACCCCGGAGCGCACGCGGTCAATATCGCAAACGACGGGGGCAACGAGGCACGTCCCGTAAATATTGCCCTCCCCGCGTGCATTAAATACTGAGAGGCTGAAATGGCAAACGATCCGAAGCTGACATGCTACGCCTACGTGGATGTTACCCACGAATTCGTTGCCGAGATCCAGGGGGACCCGGATCCGATAGTCATCGGCAACGTGCTTTACCCACGCAACACGACCACGATTAAGCCTCCGGCATATAGTCCGGGTAGCACCATTCCGGTGTTCAACCCCCAAGCAAATTCGTGGTCGCTGAAAGCGGATTACCGGGGCCGCACCGGATATGACCCGAACGGGGTGCCCGTGATAATTACCCAGGCCGGAAATCCATCTGATTTCATGCCTCCGCTGACAACGCAACCGCCGGCCCCGGTCGACTCGACCATCACGGACCCAAATTTGGCACTGCGCACGTCGAAGGTCGCATTTTTCCGGCGCACGACCGAGATCGAGGCCGCGCAATTCATGGCCGATCTCGCGGAGGCCAGCCCGCGGTTGAAGGCAATTTTTGACAGCGTGTCATATCTCGTGCCCGGCACCGAGGAATATCCGGATCTTCGGGCCGCGGTGGAGGCTCGGGTAGGCCCGGAGCGCGCGGACGAACTATTGGCCCCATCTAACGACTAGGGAGTTTCCCTATGGCTGACCCGTTCCCGAAACTTCCGCTCGGTACTTCGGTAGACGGCACGGAAACGGTTGTGGCACGGCAGGGTGGAGTGCTTCGGCGCTTCACCCTTTCCATGTTGCAGCCCTTTTTCAAGGGAGCAAAGGGTGACACGGGGGCAGTCGGGCCCGTAGGCTCCACAGGGTTGCAAGGGGATCGAGGACCCCAAGGGCTTGTTGGGCCCGTAGGGGCAACTGGCCCAATTGGTATGACAGGGGCAACAGGTCCACAAGGGCCGTCACCCTGGATTGACATGGGGACTGTAACTATTAGTGAAACAATGGCGTTGGCCGTTGGTGCGTCTGTCAGAAAAGTTCCCGTTTCATGTAAAGGACTAGTCGCGGGGGCACCTGTGACTGTATTCCTTGCGGCGTCAATGCCTACAGGATTTGGCATCTCGGGTGCTGTCTGTGTAGCCAACGATACTGTAGAAGTGTCGGTGACATGCCCGGCTCTCGCGCTTGGGGCGAAGTATAACGTTTCCGCTCGGGTGCTCGTTGCCCGTGTGTAGGGCAGCGGGGTAAGGTTATGGGACGACAGCCCCGGCGTGGTTTGGATGACGCAGCTACGCGCTACCGAGATGGCAGTGAAATACCGGAACATCTCAGGGCTTTGG